CAGCAGTAATGCTGTTTAGTGGGATCCCGAACTTTCAAAAGAAGCGACGGTCCTTCAGCTCATTGACCCAACATGCATCCTGGATAGCGGTAACTCGTTGTCCATCCTAATGCCATTCACATGTATCTCGTAAGAGGTTCTGCATATGAATGATTGAGCTATTGTGAGGTAGACCTCACCTCTCGAAAAGAACCACAGTAACGGAGTTAACCTGGCTCCCGTGCTGGGAGGGCTTGCACCCCGACCTAGTAGTGACTCTGTCGTTTCTAAGTACCAGAGAGAACCTTTGTAAAACAAAATTCGCAACAATAAAATTACGAAATTTATTTTCTACAGGTCCTAAAGCTGTAAGCAAGTGGATCCATCTCAAGGAGATTAAGATCTACATGTTTATAGCAGTCTGGATTGCACAATGTGATGAGTATTTACCACATTTCCTTATACTTCGTTCCCGGGTCGTGCATATGCACAAGCATCATGGCTGGAATTTTACTTTCAGCTACTTGAAGCTTTGTGTACAGCTAACGATACAAGCGATAAATCACACACCGTTATTTACGATGAGTGAACCTCGCGTGCGTCGTGACCACTACGGAATGCCAACCATTATACCTGGTCCTCTGAGATCTATTATTAGAAATCAGGAACATGTAGATTGGTTAAAGGTTACAAAAGCAACCATTACCTGTCTCTCAGTCTTCAGAGTTTTCCCTACCAAAGTGAGTCCGAGTTTGGAGACCATTACGGCTCCATTCTCTGGATTAAGTCAGACTATTGATAAGTCGACGCTGCACACGGTATTGAAAACGATGCGGATAAGGTTAAAACCGGGAGTATTCAAGGGTTTCATATCAGAATCCGCAGGACCAAATGGATCAAAAGCCACATGGACTTCGCATTTAGATGCGTTGTCTTTTCTAGCATACCCTAAACAACTTCTCAGCTTCCATCGGCTTGCATTGAGATATAAATCTCTACGCTGGGCGATATGGCTTGATTTGTTAATTGTTATCATGTTCCCTCTGATGCCAATTTATTGGCTTTGGAGCTTCCCTTTGAAAATGGGGAAACTATCAGTAGTCTATGATCAGGCCGGTAAGGCCCGTATTGTAGCTATTACTAATTGGTGGATACAGCTTGCTTTATTACCTTTGCATAACTCTATCTTCGATTACCTACGGTCGCTTGATTGCGACGGTACGTTTGATCAAGATGGAGCTCTTGCGGGTTTTATGGCTCGCCGTGATCCAAACCATAGCATGTATAGTTTCGATTTATCGGCTGCGACTGATAGACTTCCTATTCAACTTCAGGTTGATATCCTTTCGCATTTGGGCTATCCTGCCCATCTGTGGAGAGATCTACTGGATTTTGGATGGGAGTATAAGGGTCAAGGCGTTAAATACTCTGTAGGGCAACCTATGGGTGCCTATTCATCATGGGCAATGTTAGCATTGACTCATCACGTCATAGTTCGGATAGCGGCACACCAATGTGGTGTCCGGGTTATTCCTAATTACGTTGTTCTTGGAGATGATATCGTGATAAACCACGACTTAGTAGCTCAACAGTACAGGACAATTATGTCCGCACTGGGCGTTAACATTAATATGTCAAAATCACTCGTGTCAAAAGACATGTGCGAATTTGCAAAACGATGGGTAACGCAAGACTACGACTTGACCCCTTTAGGGCCAGGTAATATCTTGGTTTGTTTACGAGAACCGTTTTTCCTCGGCACGTTAGTTTCTGAAGCAAAAAGAAAAGGCTTCTTTGAGAGTTCTATTTCCCTTAGAGCTGTGATTGATAGCTTACCTTCTAAATATTTTAGATGGCAAGATCTATCAGTTGCACTTTGGACGGCAATTGGAATTCCAGAGAAACCACATCTTTTCGCCAAGGGGGCGGAGAAAACTCCGTCAGCTTGGTACGCTTTTGAAAGAGCTACTAAATCAAAAGCAATTCAGAAAGCAACAACACCTGCAAAAAAAGCCAGTACAAAGAAAGCAACAACACCTGCAAAAAAAGCCAGTACAAAGGAAAGTGAT